TGTATTTCTGTAGATGGTAATAACAATACTGGATTTATTAACGGCAATACGTTTAACTACGATACAGGATGGTCTACATACAACTCTGTTTGGGCGTTTTACATGATTGCAGGTCGTAGTGGTTGTGCTTTGACTCTTGGGCAGTCTACGCTTATCGGAATTGATGCAACTCACTTAAACTTCAGTTTTGGCACTGCTGGAGCAGTTAACGCATCCCAAGCAATAACTGAATCAGGTAGTACATCTTTAACAGCGGGTTCTGCAACTGTCGGTTTTAACAAAAGATTTCCGACTGTGCCTGCCGTGTATTTAACTAATGTTAACGATTTGAATCCGATAAGAGTCAGTTCTGTTAACAATACTTCTTTCACTGTTGTTGGCACAGGTACTACGTCTTTTAATTGGCTTGCAACAACTCAATAAAACCGTCTTGACACCGGCGCAACTCGGTGTAAGATAAAAAACTGTACTGGCCCAGTTGACCAGGGTTTCCACGGAAACAAAAATGACTGAAGAAGTCCAACAAGCCCTAGCGGAAGTAGACTCCGCGCCAGCACAGGACGTGACGGCCACGCCTGAGGTTGCAGAAAACGCGCCGGAAGTAGTCGAGAACCAAGAAGAAAGTAAGCCCGTAGAGAAAGTCTACACCCAGGCTGAAATCGACGCGATGATCGGCAAACGCCTCGCAAGAGAGCAGCGAAAGTGGGAACGAGAGCAAGCAGCCAAGCAGGCTGAGATGCAAACGCTGAATGCAGCACCGGCGCAAGCCCCTGCCGCAGATCAGTTTGAAAGCCCTGAAGCCTACGCGCAAGCGCTGGCCCTTCAGAAAGCCGAAGAACTGATCGCTCAACGTGAAGCAGCTAAGCAGCAGGCCGCTATTCTTGAGAGCTATCACGACCGCGAAGAAAAGGCCCGGGACAAATACGACGATTTCGACCAAGTCGCCTATAACCCCAACCTTCCAATCACGAACGTAATGGCTCAGTCGATCCAAGCCTCAGACGTAGGCCCCGAGGTAGCTTACTACCTAGGTGCAAACCCTAAGGAAGCGGAACGAATTTCTCGCATGAGCCCGATTTTGCAGGCAAAAGAGATTGGGAAGATTGAGGCCAAAGTGGCCGCAGCCCCACCAGTCCAACGTACAACCAGCGCGCCTTCACCAATTTCTCCGGTGTCTGCACGCTCTAGCGGAAGCCCCGCGTATGACACGACTGATCCTCGTTCAACGAAGACCATGAGTGACTCGCAGTGGATTGAAGCAGAGCGCGCACGCCAGATCAAGAAGTTGCAGGCGCAGATGAACCGTTAACTTTGAAAGGACTCGATTGTGTCTAATAGCATTCTAACCATTGACATGATCACCCGGAAGGCTCTCGAAATCCTCGAGAACAACCTGGTGCTCACCCGTAACGTGAACCGTCAGTACGACGACAGCTTTGCTGTCGAAGGTGCCAAGATTGGTTCGACCCTGCGTATCCGCTTGCCGGACCGCGCTTTGGTGACCGACGGCGCCGCCCTGCAAGTTCAGGACGACAACGAACAGTTCACCACCCTGACCGTTGCTTCCCAGAAGCACATCGGCGTGAACTTCACCTCTGCTGAATTGACCATGCAATTGGACGATTTCGCTGAGCGTGTGTTGAAGCCTCGTATCAGCCAGCTGGCCTCCAGCATCGACGCTGACGTCGCCAACGCGTACAAAACCATCGGTAACTCCGTTGGCACGCCTGGCACCACGCCCGCAACCTCGCTGGTTCTGTTGCAAGCTCAGCAGAAACTAAACGAGAACGCCGCTGTGATGTCTCCCCGTTACGCCACCGTGAACCCTGCTGCTAACGCCGGCTTGGTTGAAGGCATGAAAGGCCTGTTCAACCCCACCGACACCATCAGCAAGCAGTTCAAGAACGGCATGATGGGCATGGGCGTGTTGGGCTTCGACGAGGTGAATATGTCTCAGTCGATCAAGCAGCACACCACCGGCACCCGCGCTGCCACCGGCGCTACCGTTGGTGCAACCGTGACCTCTGAAGGCGCTGCTACGCTGACGCTGACGGTTGGCTCTGGTGAAACCATCGCCGTTGGCGACGTGTTCACTATCGCTGACTGCTACGCTGTGAACCCGCAGACCCGTGAATCCACTGGTTCGCTGTTCCAGTTTGTGGCTCTGGCTTCTTCGACCACCACCACGACCGCTACCGTGACCGTTGCCCCGATCTACTCGGCCAACCACGCTCTGGCTACCGTGAACGCTCTGCCCGTTAGCGGCAAGGCTGTCGTGTTTGTCGGCGCTGCTTCCAGCCAGTACGCTCAAAACCTGGTGTATCACAAGGACGCCATCACGTTCGCTACGGCTGACCTGTTGCTGCCCCAGGGCGTCGACATGGCCGCGCGCGCTGTCCACAACGGGATTTCTCTCCGTGTTGTGCGCCAGTACGATATCAACAATGACCGCATGCCCTGCCGTATTGACGTGCTGTACGGCTATTCGACGATCCGTCCGCAGATGGGTTGCCGTATTTGGGGTTGATTTTGACGCCCCTTCGGGGGCTTCAGTTCGTTACATCTTTGAAAGGAAATTATCATGGCTCTCCCTAATGGCGCAGGTGGTTACCAAGTCGGTGACGGCAACCTGACAGAAGCTCAACTGACCGTACAGACCATCCCCACCACCTTGACCGCAGACACCACCTTGACTGCTGCTCAAGTGGCCGTTGGCCTGGTTGTTTGCCAAAAAGCATCGGATGCTACGTTGACCGTTACGCTGCCCACCGCAGCGTTGCTTGATGCTGCTATCCCCAGCGCAAAAGTCGGTTCGGCTTTTGAACTGACGATTTGCAACAACAACAACACCGGCGCTTCGTCCACCGTGCCCGTCACGACTGGCACTGGCATCACGATTTACGGTTCGGTGACCGTGCCCCGTTTCGGCGCATACACCTACCGTTTCGTGAAGACTGGTGATGCTGCCTACTCGGCCTTCCTGAAGTAATCAATCGGGGGCTTCGGCCCCCGCTTTTAAGGAGCTAATATGGCAAACAATCAACCCGTTGGCGTCGCGTACGCAGACCCTCAGTTGACCAGCGCCACCTTTACGCCTGTTGCTGTTGCATCGTTGCCCACGGCATCGTCTGCAATCGCTGGCATGCGTATGGCGGTGAATAACTCTAACGCTGCTTTGACCGCCGGTATCGGCGCGGTCGTTGCTGGCGGCGGCTCCAATACGGTGCCGGTGTTTTGCGACGGCACAAACTGGCGCATTGGCTAAAAACCAAACGGGGGCCAAAAGCCCCCGTTCTTAAACCATGCCTATCATCTACATGACCCATCCCACCCACGGCGCCAAAGTGGCGACGATGGACGCTGAAGCCGAATATGATGAACAAAACGGCTGGACACGATACAATCCCGACACGCCTTCGGTCGATGTCGAAGAAGCGGCTCCGGTGAACACACTGGAAGTTAAGCGTAGGGGGCGACGCCCAATTGTTGCACCCGTGGAAGAAGCTACGACCGAATAAGGAGCGCACATGGCGACCTACACCGCTGGCGAACAAATTAACCGGGCCTTGCGGTTGCTAGGCGTTTTGGCCGAGGGTGAGACGCCTTCGGCAGCCACGTCGCAAGACGCCTTGATGGCGATGAACCAGATGATCGACAGCTGGAACACCGAGCGACTGTCGGTGTTCAGCACGCAAGATCAAGTATTTTTGTGGCCGGTAGGCGAAATCTCGCGCACCATCGGCCCTACTGGCGACTTTGTAGGCAACCGCCCCGTCTACTTTGACGACTCTACCTACTACCGCGACCCAAGCACCAACGTGTCGTTCGGTATCAAATTCATCAACCAGCAACAGTACGACGGCATCGCGGTCAAGACCGTGACGTCTACGTACCCGCAGGTGATCTTCGTGAACATGACGTTTCCTGACGTCACCATGTTCATTTACCCGCGCCCGACTCGGCTGCTGGAGTGGCACTTCATTAGCGTCGAGGAGCTGAACAAGCCCGCCGACTTGTCGACAGTGCTGTACTACCCGCCCGGCTACCTACGTGCTTTTACGTACAACCTGGCCATGGAGATTGCGCCTGAGTTCGGCGTTGAGCCCAGCCAACAGGTGCAACGCATCGCCATGACGTCCAAGCGCGACCTCAAGCGCGTGAACAACCCTGACGACATCATGTCGCTGCCCTACGCCATCGTGGCCACCCGCCAGCGCTTTAACATCTACGCCGGTAACTACTGATGAAGACGCCGATCCTTGGTTCGACCTACGTTGCCCGCAGCGTCAACGCGGCGGACGCTCGGATGGTCAATCTGTTCCCCGAGGTCATCCCCGAAGGCGGCCAAGAGCCGGCGTTCTTGCAGCGCTGCCCGGGCTTGACGCTACTTGCCACGCTGAACACTGGCCCCGTGCGCGGCTTGTGGACGTATGGCAATTACGGCTACGCCGTCAGCGGCAACACGCTGTATAAGATTGATAGCAGCTGGAACGCCACGGCCAAAGGCACGGTGGCCGGCACTGGCCCGGTCAGCATGTCCGACAACGGCACGCAGCTGTTTATTGCGGCCAACGGCCCAGGCTACATCTACAACGCCACTACGGACGTATTTGCGCAGATCACCGACCCGGATTTTCCTGGCGCCGTTACTGTGGGGTATCTTGATGGCTACTTTGTCTTTAATGAGCCGAATAGCCAGAAGGTCTGGGTTACTCAGCTCTTTGATGGATTGTCTGTCGACCCGCTCGACTTTGCGTCGGCAGAGGGCTCGCCTGACGGACTGGTTTCGCTAATCATCGACCACCGCGAGGCGTGGCTTTTTGGCACGAACTCGGTCGAGGTCTGGTACGACGCCGGCTTGGCAGACTTCCCGCTCCAGCGCATCCAAGGCGCGTTCAACGAGATCGGCTGCATCGCCCCATACTCTGTCGCCAAGCTCGACAACGGCATCTTCTGGTTGGGCGCCGACGCCCGTGGCCGGGGTATCGTCTACCGGGCCAACGGTTACACGGGTGTTAGGGTTTCTACTCATGCCGTTGAGTGGCACATCCAACAGTACGCCAACATGGGCGACGCCGTGGCCTACACATACCAGCAGGACGGTCACAGCTTTTACGTGCTGAACTTCCCCAGCGCCAACACGACCTGGGTCTACGATGTGGCGACTCAGGCTTGGCATGAACGCGCCGGATTTGTCGCGGGCGAATTTACCCGTCACCGCAGCAATTGCCAGATGTCGTTCAACAACGAAATCGTTGTGGGCGACTTTGAGAACGGCAACATCTACGCGTTTGATCTGGACGTTTACGCCGACAACGGCAACATCCAAAAATGGCTGCGCAGCTGGCGCGCGTTGCCAACTGGCGAAAATAATCTGAGGCGCACTGCGCAACACAGCCTTCAACTCAATTGCGAGTCTGGCGTGGGTTTAAACGACGGCCAAGGTAGCGATCCACAGGCCATGTTGCGCTGGTCAGACGACGGTGGCCATACGTGGTCTAGCGAACACTGGTCCAATATGGGCAAGATCGGTCAGTACTACCGCCGCGTCTTTTGGCGTAAGTTGGGCATGACGTTAAAGCTGCGTGATCGCGTCTATGAGGTGTCGGGCACTGATCCGGTCAAGGTTGCCATCATGGGCGCTGAGCTGATAGTGAGCCCGACGAATGCCTGAATTTGTCAATTCCACTAACATCACGCCGCCGCGTGTTCCGCTGATTGACCAGCGAACCGGCTTAATTGCGCGTGAGTGGTATCGATTCTTTCTTAACTTGTTCACGCTGACCGGCAGCGGCAGCAATTTCACGTCCCTGACAGACTTGCAACTTGGGCCGCCGCCAGTGGTTGGTGAGGACATCGGTGGCATCAACATCGACATCGAAGCCCTCAAAATACAACCAACGCAAGAGTCGGCGCTGGAACAGATCGCCCAGATCGACAAATCGCTGAACGCGCTTGAACAGACGCCGCGCCCTGAGCTGGGCACCATGGCGCCGCTCCAACAAGACAACGTGCCTTGGCTGACGTTCAACACCGCGCCGTCGCCCGTGCCTACGGCTGTGGGCAGCATGTACTGGGACGGCGGCACGACGATGGGTGTGCAGGCCACGGCCAACGTCTTGATCCGTATAGGCGAGGCTGAGTATGTCTACGCCAAGGCGTCGTCTGCCATCACCAAGGGTCAGCTCTGCTACCACACGGGCGCCGTGGGCGCGTCTGGTGTCATCACCGTAGCCCCTACGCCGTTGGCGCTGACGGACCCCAACCAGATCGTTGGCGTAGCCGCTGAGACGCTTGCGCTTAACGCGTTTGGTTTAATCCAGATCAGCGGCGACTTGCGCGGGTTCAACACGACCGGCAGCAGCGTCGGTGAGACGTGGGCGGACGGCGACCCGCTGTATTACAACCCGGCGTATGTAGGCAGTTTTACCAAAACTAAGCCGTCAGCACCTAACTTAAAGTCTTACATTGGTGAGGTGACTAATGCTGGGTCTGGCGGCTCCGGGTCCATACACATTCGCATCGTGCCAGGCTCTGTGCTGGGCGGCACGGACAGCAACGTGCAGTTTGGCACGCTGGCAAATAGCGACCTAATTCAGTACGACAGCACGCTTCAGTACTGGAAAAATGTTACACCGGCGTCTGTCATTTCTGGCGCAGGTGGCCCGCCCGTCACCAAGACGGCTAACTTCAGCGTGGCAGCTGGCGAGACTTGGCTGATCAACAACAAGTCAGGGTCGACCTGCACGGTGACGCTACCCACTCCCTCGACCAACAGCGGGCGCACCTTGCATTTTCAGAACTACCAGGCGCAGACGCTGGTGTCAGCTTCGAGTAATGTTGTGCCTTTGGCCGGCGGAGCGGCAACAACGGCCATCCTAAGCGCCGTAGCGGGCGCTAACGCCACCCTTGTGTCTGACGGTACAAACTGGATAATGACGCAATACACCTCGAACAACGCACTACTTTTGGAGTAATAACATGACTGTAACCGTTAAAGTGCTCATTCCGGCAAAGACTGCCGAGAATAGCCAAACGACCCAATACACAGCCACGGGCGTGACCACGATCATCGACAAATTCACCGCGACCAATTACAGCGGTTCAGCGGCGACTATCAGCGTGAACCTGGTAACGGCTGCCGACACGGCGGGCAACCAGAACTTGATCACCAAGACCAAGACGCTCCAGCCGGCCGAAGTCTATACTTTCCCTGAAATTGTCGGCCAGGTCTTGGCACCGAGCGGGTTCATCTCTACAATCGCCGGAACTGCATCTGCAATCAACATCCGCGCCAGCGGTCGCGAGGTGACACAATGAGCTTTTGGACTGACTTACGCGACACGGTTGAATCAGTCGGTGTTGCTGTTGGCAATTATGTACTGCCTGGCTCGGCTTTGATCACCAAAAATTTGGTTAGCGAAGGCGCGCAAGATCAACTTAATTCAACCGTTGGCCAACTCGCGCTGTTGGGTGGTGGCGTTGCTGGCGGTGTTGCGGGTAATCTCGACAATTACAGCACGGCCTACGACAAGGTAGCTGGCCTGTTTGGCGGTGGCGGAAGCGCAGGTGTGACTGGCCAGCAGGCCGTCGATGCGTTCAACGCGGGCAAGATTAGCGCGGCTGAGTTTGAGGCGATCGCCAATGGCGCAGGTACGACTAGCGCAGGACTGTTAAGCGGCGCTGGCGGCGCATTGACTAAATATCTGACGCCTGCTGCGGTGCTGGCTAGTGGCGTGTTTGGCGCCAACGCCGCGCAGAAGGCTGCCACGACGCAAGCCGAGGCGCAAAGCCAAGCCAATCAGTTGCTGTACAGCATGTACAAGGAGCAGCAGGGGCTGCAAGAGCCGTGGCGTCAGGCTGGCCTGCGCGCGCTGCCCAAGGTCGAGCAGATTGCAAGCGAGTACAAGCCATTCACACCCAACGAAATGTACACCGATCCTGGCTACGCATTCCGTTTGTCTGAAGGCCAGAAAGCGCTCGAGCGCAGCGCGGCTGCACGCGGCGGTCTGCTGTCCGGCACCACGGGCAAAAATCTGTTGCGCTACGGCCAAGAGATGGGCAGCCAAGAATACAACGCCGCTCGCAATCGTTACATCCAAGACTACGCCAACAAGTTAAGCGCACAACAAACGCTGGCAGGCTATGGCACCGGCGCCACGAACGCGTTGGCAAACGCCGCCGGCCAGTATGGTTCGCAAGCAGGCGCAGGTATCACCAACATCGGTGCGGCGCAGGCTGCTGGTCAGGTCGGCCAAGCAAACGCCTTGACTGGCGCGTTGGGCACTGGGCTGAACTACATGGCCAACCAAGATTTGGTCAACGCATTGACCCGCCGCTCGGCCTACGGCAACCCGACCGCGTAAGGAGCGAATATGCCTATTGATCCATCCATCGCCCTTGGCGTGCGCCCGCTAGAGGTTGCCAATCCGCTGAACCAACTTGCGCAAGTGTCGCAGATTCAGTCGGCGCAACGTCAAGGTGAAGTTGCGCAAATGCAGCTCGAGCAGCTGAAGCAAGACCGCGACGAAATGATTAAGTTGCAACAAGATTTGGTTGCTAAAGGTGGCAGCCCCGATCTACGCACTTTAGCTGCATCGCTGTTGAAATCGCCCAAACACGTTATGCAAGGCATTGAGCTGTTGCAAAAGTTGGACGAGCAAGATAAATACGAAGCATTCCAAAAGAAAAGATTTGGTGGAGGGCTTGCGCCTGCTGGCGCTGCTGCGCCTGCCGCTACGCCGGCGCCTGCTGTATCTGGTGAGTTGGGCTCGGGCACGTTTGGCGTTATGCCTGCGCCGACTAATGCGTTGGCGCCTGCGCCTGCTGCGGCTCCCGCTGCCGCGCCTACTAATGCGTTAATCAATCAACAAAAAACACCTCAACAAATTGAAGCAGAAATTGCGGGGCTTTCGCGGTTTGCCAATCGTCCAGGCGTCAAAGAAGAAATTGCAGGGCTTTACCAGCAACTTACCGAGCTGCGCAAACCGATTGTGGCCGCCGCAGGCTCTACAATTTACGGTCCTAGCGGTAACATCATCGCTAATGTGCCGGCGCAACCGACTGAGTTGCAACGCAACTATCAATACGCCAAGAGCCAAGGGTTTCCCGGCAGCATTTTTGATTACGAACGCGAAATCAAATTGGCCACTCGCACGCCTGCACCGCCGTCAGCGCCGGTCGCTGTGGTCGATGAGACTGGCAAGACACGCTACGTCAGCCGCGAAGAAGCTATCGGCAAAGGTATGACGCCTGCGAGCGCGTATGAGGGCATTACACCCAAAGAGATTCAAAAGCGTGAAGCCGCGCTGCCGGCAGCGACGTCTGCCGTCAAGGGGTTTGAAGCTAAGTCCGAATCGTTCGTGAAAGACCTCAAAACGTTGCGTGACCATCCTGGCTTGTCTGAGATCACAGGTTTTGTCGCTGGCCGTGTGCCGGGCCTCACTGCAAATGGTCGAGCGGCGCAGGCGTTGTACGACAAAGTGGTCGCTAAAGGCGGTTTCCAAGCGCTGCAAGACCTGCGTGACGCGTCCAAGACTGGCGGCGCGTTGGGCAACGTCTCCAACCAAGAAGGCAAACAGCTTACCGCGTCGTTTGCCGCAATTGATCGTCGTCAAGACGTCGGCGATGTGCAAAGCGCGCTTGACGCGGCGATCGCAGATGTCGAAGGCGCCCGCACGCGCATGCGCGAGGCGTATGATGACACGTACAAGTACAAGTCTGGCCGCGCTGCTGTTCCTGGCGCCGGCGCTGGCGGAGCATCTGACCCGTTGGGGATTCGATAATGGCCACACTCGCTGAAGTCCGCGCGCAATACCCCCAGTATTCCGACATGTCGGATACGGCGTTGGCTGACGCGCTGTACAAGAAGTTCTACTCCGACTTACCCCGCGCAGATTTTGACGTCAAGATCGGGCTCAAAACCGAGCCCCCTAAAACTGGCGCCGATCTGATTCCTGGCCAGCGCGTGCAAGCGCCTCCAGCACAAACAGCCGCGCCCATCAAACGCGAAGGCGGCATGTTGGGGGAGACGCTGGGCGGTCTGATTGAGACGCCTATGGCCATAGCGGCCACTGCACTTGGTGGTCCCGTTACGTACCTAGCCGGCGCAGGCGGCCCTGAGTTTCAGCGCAAAGTTGCTGGCGCTATCCAATACGAGCCGCGCACGCAGATGGCCCAAGAAACGTTGGAAGCGATTGCGCGCAACCCCATCATCGAAAAGCTGCCGCCGTATATGCCGGCCAGCAATCTGGCCCGTACCGTGGGTCCAGCTGCTCGAACAGTTGGCAAAGCGCTGGGCGAAGAAGGTGCTTTGGTGCGCGAGTCTGTCGCTGCGCCGTTGGCCGCTCGCGCCGAGCGAGTGCAACAGCAACGCATCCGTGAAAGCCAGATCAACGCGCCGCGCATCGACGCTGCCAAGGACGCGTTGGAGCTGGGCATCGCTCTTGATCCGGCGGTGTCTAACCCGACCAAGGGCAACGTGCTCAAGTCCCGCGTCGTGGGCACTGGCAACCTGGACGCCAAGCTGGCCGAGCAAAACCTGCCCAAGTACACCTCCGCCGCCAAGCGCGACATGGGGCTGCCTGACACGGTGAAACTCGACGCTAACGGCTTTGAGCAGGCCCGCAGCGCGCCGGAGATCAGCAAACCATACGAAACCGTGCGCGGCATGAAGTCGCTAGCACCTGATGACGCCACGTACACGCAGCTGGACGCGTTGCGCGTGGCGCCGCTGGTGGGCGATACCGGCCAAGCCGCTGCGGCCAATGCGCTGCTCGACGCGGTAAAGCAACAGCTGAGCGCAGGCGTCGATGGCCGCACGCTGGTCGACAGCATTCGCCAGCGCCGCCGTGAGGCCCAGGCCATTTACAACCAGCAGTCCAAGGGCGTCAACCCGCCGTCACCGGAAGCGCTGGCCAAGGCCGACATGAACATGGGCGTGGCAAACGTTCTCGAGGGCATGATCGAGAACAACATCACGAACAACCCGACGCTGCTGGGTGATTTCCGCAACGCCCGCGCAGCCATGGCCAAGACATATGACTACGAGCGCGCCACGAACTTCGCTACCGGCAACATCGATCCGCAGATCATCGCCAAGATGGCCGAAGAAGGCAAGCCGATGTCTGGCTTGTTGGCCAAGATCGGTAACGTCGCGGCCAACTTCCCTGAAGTGTCTCGCGCCAACGTAACCGGCAAGACGCAGTGGGGCGAGAAGATCACGCGCTCGAGCCCTGGCGGCACGGTGGGTGCCCTTGCTGGCGCGCCGTTTGGCCTGCTGGGCTCTATCGCTGGCGGCGTTGTCGGCGCTGTGGGCGGCAACATCCTCACCGCTGCCGAAGCACGCCGCATGGCCACGCCTGGCTATCAGGCCAAGTACGCAGTGCCCAAGGACTACCGTCCGCCGGTCAACAACCTGCGCCCGGCAGAAATCAATTACGGTCCGAACCAGCTGGTGCCGTATGACTTTGCGCAGTCTGTGCTGACGCCTGATCAAGCGCCCTATCAGCCGAACTTTGTTTTCGGTCGTGGTACGCCTGACGTTCGCACTGGCCTGCCCGAGACGCCGCCGTTGCTTGGTGCGCCGTCGGCTGAAGGCACCCTTAACGCCTTGCGCGCTGAGGACGTACGCCGCGCGGGCGTGTCCCGCGCCTTGGGTCAGGAGGCCGAGGCCCGCGCTGCGGCTGCCGAGGCCGCTGCACGCCGCCCGGCCACACGCGAGGTCATCCTTGACTTTGACCCGGTTACGGGGCGCTACCGCGAGGCCAGCCAGGGCATCAAAGGCGCCACGCCCGAGACGTTCCAGCGTCTGTCGGCGCTAGACGACGCGGCAAAGAAGGTCACCGAGGGTAGGCTGTTCGATTTAACGGCAACCGAAAAGGTTGCCTGGGACAAGGCCACGGTGGACATCAAACAGTTGGGCGAAGGTTTTGCCAAGCTCGACGACAAAGCCATCGCCCAGAAGATGATGGACCGCAAGTGGGTCGAGGGCGCCATCAGCAAAGCGCGCCAGCAAGAGCAGGCGTTTGCCGACATCGCCGCCCGCGCGCAAAACGAGCGCATGCGCCAGGAGGCCCTGGCCAAGCGCGAACAGATGATGGACCTGCTCGACACCCTTGAAGCCCAATACGCCAAGCCGCGCCCGACCTCTGGCGGCGGCCAAGGCCCCAAGACCCGTGCTGCCATCCGCAACCAGCTGGTCGGCGGCGAAAAGAAAAACAACCTTGCCCCGTGAACCATGGACTACCAAGTACTTTTCAACATCGCTGTGGCTGTGGCTGGCTTCTTCGGTGGCTGGACATTGAACCGCATCTACATGGCTATCGATCGCTTGGACAACGACGTGCGTGCGTTGCCAACCCACTATGTCGCCCGTGATGACTATCGCAACGACATGAAAGACGTCCGGGAAATGCTCGGGCGTATCTTCGACAAACTAGACGGAAAGGCCGACCGATGAAACCCTACATCCTTGCCCGACTGAAAGAAGCCTCCACCTGGCGCGGCATCATCCTGCTGCTGACCGCCGTGGGCGTGCCCGTGGCCCCGGCCATGGCCGACGCCATCATCTCTGTGGGCCTGGCAGTCGCCGGCCTCATCGGCGTCGCTGCGCCTGACGCATGAACTTCGACACAGCTTTTGAAAAGCTGGTCGGGTTTGAGGGCGATTACAGCAACGACAAAGATGATCCCGGCGGTGCAACCCGTTATGGCGTTACTGAGCAAGTTGCCCGAGAGAACGGATACAGCGGGTCCATGCGCGAGCTGCCCCTTGACTTTGCCAAGGCTGTTTACAAGCGCAAGTACTGGGACGCCATCCAAGCGGATTCGCTGCCTCCAGCAGTGCGATACGCGGTCTTTGACAGCGCGGTCAACTCAGGCGTTGGTCAAGCCACCCGCTGGCTCCAGCGGGCGCTAGGCGTCAAGGACGATGGCGTCATTGGCCCGAAGACCCTAAAGGCCATTGCCGAGCAAGCTCCTGACGGACTTCTGCGCCGGTTCCTTGGACAAAGGTTAGTTTTCTTGACGACGCTGCCGAACTGGCCGACGTTTGCGAAGGGCTGGGCTCGTCGAGTGGGCGACCTTCTGATGTCCTGAGCACGGCGCGGTACGCCGCCAGCGCGTCCTTTAGCTCGCACTGCAACTGCTGGATGCGGTCGTCTTGCTCTTGCATCTTGGCGTAGGCGTCGTGGGCGAACTTTGCCAGGTTGTCAGGGCTCCAAGTCTCAAACTGCGGCATGGTCATCTCAATCATTTCGTTCCTGCTTGCTGGGCGAGTCACACTCGGCGCGAGCTCGCTTGATGCGCTTGACGACGACGCGTTCCTCGGTGGTGAAACAGTGTTCGTTGGCGCAACAGCGCCGGCGGTAAACGTAGGTGCCTCGGCTGCGCGTCTCTTTTACGTCAGTCCATGCACCGCATTCAGGGCACTTCATTCCTCGCCTCTGATGTAGCGTCCCAGCCGATAGATCGACGCCTCGTAGCGGTCGCACATGGCGCTGGCGTACTCTTTGGCTGACTGCGCCTCCAAGAGCTTGCGCTTGCACTCCTCGTACTCACGCACGGCCAGCACCTCAGCGCTTGGGGGTTGGAACAACTCACGGATTTGACTAAGAAATTTCATTTGACTGCCTCCTGTAAAAGTTCGATACGTTCTCTGGCCGTGCGCAGCGCCGTGTAGCGCTGGTGCAGCCGCTCAAGAAAGGTCACCCGACGCGCGCCAGCACGCTCGGCGTTGAGTAGATCAAGCACCTGCTGCTCGGTGAGCAGATTTAGCTTCTTGTTTAGCTCTCTCCAATTCATTTCGTCGCTCCAGGTCAATGAGTTGATTGGTCAGGCGCAGCATCAGTCGCTCCGCTTGGTTGTATTGCCGCACCGCGATGCGCAGCTGCGCCTTCGTGGAACGTATCCGGTCTTTGATCGTGTTCATTTCAAACTCTCCATGGCTATGTCAGATAGCGTTCGTTTGTCTTGCAGCGCCGCGAAGATGCGCTCGTCCACGGTGCCCTTGGTCAACAAGACGTAGCACCAGACGCCGTGTCGCTGGCCGCTGCGGTGCAGTCGACCGATCGACTGCTCGTACAGCTCGAGGCTCCATGGCAGGCTGAGCCAGACAAGGTGGCAGCCGCCGTGCTGGAGGTTGAGCCCGTGGCCGGCTGACTTGGGGTGCAGACATAGTAGGCGTACACGTCCGGCATTCCACTCGTCAATGCTCTCAACTGTTCTGGCGTTAGGGAAACGTCGCTTGAGTTCATTCAGTTCCTCGATGTAGTTGTAGAAGACGATCGTGTTGGCGTGCTGGTTCTCGTCCAGCAGGTCGGCCAGCGCGTCGAACTTGTGCGACGACAACTGCATGGCGCCTTGGTCGGTGTAGATGAAGCCGCTCGCCAACTGCTGGAGCTTTTGCGTGACGACGGCAGCGTTCTGAGCGATGGCCGCCAAGTCGTCGCCAAACTGCACCACAAAGTCTTTTTTCATGGTGTTGTAGTCGGTCATCTCCATCTCGCATTCCACCGGCACCGTGTGCAGGGGCGGCAGTTTGTCCTTGTACTCGCCAGGCTCCAGCACGAAGGTGGCCGGCTTGATGCGCACCATCACCTTCTCGAGCGACCCTTGCATCGGCTCCCACTCGGTGTGCGTCCCACGCACGCGCTGCCAAAAGTACTGCTGCTGGAAGGCGCCCTTGCTGCGGCCCAGCAGGCGCTGGTCGATGATCTTGCACTGACCGAACACGTCCTCGAGGCCGTTGCTGGTGAAGCTGCCCGTCAGGCCCCAGCGCACCTGGAACTGGTCGATGACTTTGTTGAGCGCCTTGAAGCGTTGGCCGCTGGGGTTCTTGAGCCGTGTCAGCTCGTCGAACACAATGCCGTCAAAGCTGGACAAGTTTTGCTCGGCCAGCCATTGCAGGTTGTCATAGTTGGTGACAATGACCTGCACGTCGCTCTCAAGAGCTAATCGTCGCTGCGCAGGCATGCCAGTGGCGGTAAGTACTGACAGCCCGGGCGCCCATTTGTCTGCCTCGGCCATCCAGACGCTGTTGGCCACACGCTTAGGCGCCAGCACCAGCCAGCGCTCGACCACACTCTCACGCACCATGTCTCGCATGGCCGTCAGCGTGATCGCAGTCTTGCCGGCACCGACTGGCGCCAGCACCATGGCGCGGTCGTGCTCGAACAGGAAGTCAGCTGCGGCTTCTTGATAGTCGCGCAGTTTCACAAGCACCCCCACTGCGCAGCCATCGCGTTGGCGATGCCGGGATAGGTTGCGCTGCGAATCTTCCAGCGGTCTTTGCTAGGTGATAGCTTGTTCTGGCCACTGGCGGTCTGGTTGGCCCTACGCGTTTTGGCGTCGCCCGGCAGCATGTCGGTTGGCGTAAGGGGCGGCAGATTTTTTAACCAAAGACAGGTTTTCTTGCTAGCGTCATGGCCAAACCACCACGGCTGGATGATTTGGTCAGGTTTGCGGATGCGCGAGCTGATGACGCTTACGGGGTTTTCGATGGCGATACGCTCGATCGGCGCGTCCATGAGCTGCTGCACAAAGTCCAGCGCGTCTTCGGTCAGCTTGGGATCGCGCAAACCGCGCGTCGTCCAGTGCATGCCACTGACGGACAGATAAGTGCAAGGTGGATGCGCGATCATCAAGTCCCAACCGTGGTCAAGGATGTCGAGCACACTGCATTGATAGTGATCACCAAGCGGCGACTCACTCGGTAGTAGGTCGCAGGACGCAGCGTAATGACCAGCGCGAATAAACGCGTCACGCACGGCCCCTGAGTACTCACAAGCGACAAGGATTCTCATTTCTTCACCACTTTAACGAAAGCATCAACTTCTTCCTTGGACTTTAATACTATGTAGTTCTGACCCAGGCGTTGCATGTCGCGGGCGAACACCTCTTGCAGTGGGGACAGCACGCCGTGCGCGGCCTTGAGTTCAACGAAGACAACGCCGCCCTCGGGCAGCACGACGATGCGGTCGGCCACGCCCCGGTGCGCAGGGCTCACGAACTTGTAGGCGATGCCGCCGATCTCCTTGACCTTCTTGACCAGGTACGCCTCGATGGCTGCTTCTTTCATTGCTGTATCTCCTTTTCTCCGGCGCGAGTATACACGTAAAAAAGTTTTGCACAAGTCTTTTTTCTGTGTTATGCTGGAGGCTCATCAACTAAAGGAGAGTGAAGTGGAAAAAGAAATTGAAGCAATCATTGCTGCGACTGGCGGGCACATACAGTACATGTCGGTACGTGACTACTTTGCGGCGGCGGCGATGCAAGGTATTCTGGAAGCTGATACAGAGTATGAGCTTCACGAAACAAAAGTTGCTGAAATGGCATATCGACAAGCCGATGCCATGCTTGCGGAGCGCGCCAAATGAGCCAGCCCGCCGCACACTCCAACATCGTCGGCGGTTCGACCGCCAAGCGCGTCATCAACTGCCCCGGCTCAGTGGTGCTGGTGCAGAAGATGCCGCCCCAAGGCAGTAGCAAGTACGCTGACGAAGGTACGCTCCTGCACGACACCATCGCTGACGTGTTGCACCATCTCAAAGAGCCCGAGGACTACCTGGGCCGCACCTACAACGATCAAGTCTTGACGCAAGAGCTGATTGATGAGAAGCTGCGCGTAGCGTTGAGCCTGCTCGACGAAGTAGACCCTAACCAAGAGATGGTGTATGAAGTCGAAACGCGTGTCGGCTTTGGTGACATTCTTCCAGGTGTGTTTGGAAGCACTGACCTTATTGGCCGTATTGGCAGCCGGGCCATTGTCCTTGATTGGAAGTTTGGTGATGGTGTTGCTGTTGATGCTGACGAAAACCCCCAGTTGATGTTCTACGCAGCGGCGGCCATGCGCACGCCCGAGGCCATGTGGGCGTTTGAGGGTGCAACCGAGATCGAGTGCATCATCATCCAACCACCCGTCATGCGCCGCTGGGTGACGACGCCAGAGCGCATCGCCAAGTTCGAGCAGCAGTTGGTCGCCGCAGTCAAGACGGCCTTGAAGCCTAACGCCCCCTTGGCCACTGGCGACCACTGCCGCTGGTGCTCGGCCAAGCCCATTTGCCCGCAGATGAACGGCGCGATAGAGCGTGAGACGCAGCGCGTCGTGTCGCTACTGACGCCTGAGGAGCTGGGCGCGTGCCTCAAGCGCGCGGAAGACCTCGAGACGTACATCAACGACTTGCGTGCGCTGGCCTTCACAGTGCTCGAGAACAATGGTACAGTGCCAGGCTACAAGCTCGTCGCCAAGCGCGCTACACGGCAGTGGCGTGACGACAAAAAAGCAGTCGAATGGCTGAAGACGCAAGGCGTCCTTAATCCATTCAAAGAACCCGAGGTGATCTCTCCGGCTGTTGCCGAGAAGACCCTCAAAAAGAGCAAGGTGGCGTTGCCTGACGATCTCGTCGTGGCAGTGTCATCGGGCAGCACCTTGGTGCCGGAGAGCGATCCCCGGCCTGCGGCGCTTCAAATCGGGAAGCAGTTAACTGCGGCCCTTTCTAAACTAAAGTAAGGACTATCATGTCAAATCTCGTAAAGTTCTCTCAAGCCAACCTGCCTGCGGTGTCTTCTCTGTCCACCGCCTTGCGTCAGCTCGAAGTCGATGCCGGCCCCGGTGCCACGGTGATCCTCAAAATGGATCGCACGGGTCACTGGGTCTTTGGTGCCGATCAGACTGAGGTCGAGCCCGACTCGCAGTGGGCCGTCAACCCCTTCTCTTTTGTCCATGGCTACATTGCTTGGGGCGATGGTGAAGTGCTTGGCGAAAAGCTCGTTGGCGTGGCTATGCCGCTGCCTGAGCTGGAAGCCGCGCCTCCTGGCGCCAAGAAGGGCTGGGAAAAGCAAGTCGGTCTGTCTCTCAAGTGCATCAGCGGAAGCGATGAGGGCATGGAGGCGCGCTATACCACGACGTCTGTCGGCGGTATGAAGGCGGTCCAAGCACTTGCCGTGGCCATTGCTGCGCAAGTGGACAAAGACCAGACGAAGCCGGTGGCGGTGATCACGCTCGACAAAGACCACTATCAACACAAGAGCTACGGGCGCATCTACACGCCAGTGTTCAAGGTTGAGGACTGGATCAGCATCAACGGCGAAGACCAAGCCGAAGAAGCTGAACCCGAGGTTGAGGCAGCGCCTGCCGCACCGACGCGCCGTCGTCGCTCCGCTGCGTGAGGTCGTCATGCAGATCGACCTACACGTGAGTGAGATCAACGCCGTCATCGCCCTGTTCTCAGGCTTGGCGGAGAAAATTCGTGAGCAAGCCATTGCACAATCGACCCCGCCTGCGCCTCCACAAGAGCCGCCGCCCGTGGTCGAGAACGCTGGCGGTACTGACTAACGAATCGGGGCCGAAAGCGGATGCTGGCGCGTCGGGGGCATCCGACACAACGGTGCAGCGAGTAGGCCCCACCTATACCATGTCAATCCTTTGGATCGATTTTGAAACCCGCAGCCGGTGCGACTTGCCCGAGGCTGGGGTCTACAACTACGCGCAGGACGCGAGCACGGATGTGCTGTGCATGTCCTACGCCTTCAACGACGAGGAGGTGCGCACTTGGGTGCCGGGTGAGCCCTTCCCCGCCCGCGTGGGGCGTCACACCGGCCAGATCAGGGCACACAACGCCGCGTTTGAGCGCTTGATCTTCTGGTATGTGCTCCAGATCAATTACGACCTTGAGCAGTTTTACTGCACCGCCGCTCAGGCCCGCGCCAACTGCGCCCCTGGCTCGCTCGAGGACGTGGGACGCTTCGCGTCGGCCAACATGCGCAAGGACCATCGCGGCTCGCAGCTCATTCGCCTCCTCTCCATCCCGCAGGCCGACGGCAACTTCCGCCAGGACGCCGCGCTGATGCAAGAGATGATCGAGTACTGCGAGCAGGACGTCAACGCCATGCGCGCCGTCTCCAAGGCCATGCGCGACCTGACCGCTGACGAGCTCGCCGACTATCATGTCAACGAGCGCATCAACGACCGGGGTGTGCTGGTCGACACCGCCTTGGCCAAGGCCGCCATGCGTTACGCGCAGGACGAGCTGGTTGAGATTCAAGACGTGGTGGCCGAGGTTACGAACGGCGAGATCACCAGCGTGCGCAGCCCCAAGATGCGCGAGTGGGTGCTGGCGCGTGTCGGTGACGAGGCCAAGAAGCTAATGGTCGTGCACAAGGACGGCGAGGCCAAGTATTCAATCGATAAGACAGTGCGAGCTAACCTGCTCGCGATGGAGAATCCCGATGAAGTACCACCCGACGTGGCGGAAGTCATCCAGTGCGCCAGTGACTTATGGGCGAGCTCGGTTGCGAAGTTCAGCAAACTTGCATCAATTGCAGATGAAGAAGATCACCGAGTTAGAGGTGCCTTCGTTTTTGCTGGAGGCAGTGCAACGGGGCGAGCTTCGTCCTACGGAGCTCAGGTCCATAATCTTCCACGTAAAAGCGCTAAACACCCCGAGGCCGTCCGCACAGCAATGGTTCGAGGCCATTCGATCGTGCCTCAACATGGTCTGAAAGTAACGGCGATCCTAAAAGAAATGCTGCGCCCAGCGTTCATTGCGCCGAAAGGCTCAGTGTTTATTGATTATGATTGGTCAGCAATCGAAGCGCGAGTCCTGCCATGGCTTAGCGAGCATGGTGAAGCCACGCTTGACGTTTTCAGACGCGGTGAAGACATGTACGTCGCCACCGCGCGCAATATGTTTAATGTGACTGAGGTGTCGTCAGATCAACGTCAACAAGCCAAGGTGGCCGTGCTCGCTTGCGGATTCGGTGGCGGCGTCGGCGCGTTCAGTGCTATGGCGCGCATCTATGGCATATCAATCACCGAAACCGAAGCGCAGCGGATGGTTAATTTATGGCGTCGTGCGAATCCTTGGGCGCAACCTATGTGGCGACGCGCTGAGGATACGTATCGTCGTGCCATGCGTAACCCTGGATCAGAATTCACCGCTAACCGCGTGACCTACATGTACGACAAAACGCACCTGTGGTACATGCTGCCTTCAGGTCGTGTGTTGTGCTATCCGTACGCGCGGTTTGAGGAAGACGGAGAGATTTCGTACGCGAAAGCGGCATGGAAGCCATCCGCTGAGGCAAAAGAATGGCCTCGCGCCAAGCTCTGGTACGGGATTGCTGTTGAAAATATAACACAGGCTGTTGCACATGACGTGTTGCGGCATTCTTTGCGCGTCATGGATAGTGAATCCATTGCCGTCGTAGCGCATATACACGATCAAGTAATCGCGGAGGCGCCCGCTTGCAATGCGGACGATGTTGGGCGTAGAATGGCGGAAATTATGACAACACCGCCACCTTGGGCCGCCGGTTTGCCTTTAGCAGTTGACGGCGGCCCTTCTGAAAGGTTCTCGTGAAAACAAGCGCTCTCACGCAAAAACGATTGAAAGAAGTTGTTCGGTACGATCGTCAATCTGGTCTGTTTTATTGGCGCGTTTCTACTGGTAAAGTAAGTCGAGGTGCGGTAGCAGGACACACTGATAGCAACGGGTACACAAAACTAAGCATCGATGGCGTTAAATATTTTGCGCATCGTTTGGCTTGGTTGTACGTCTATGGTCAATGGCCTAGGCAAAACATCGACCACATTGACCGCCGTCGGAATAATAACCGGCTGTCTAACTTGCGTGACGTAGGTCAATCGATGAACGGCCTAAATGGACCTGTTCGTCGCAACAATAGTAGTGGCTATACTGGTGTGTCTTACGATAGCCGCAGGCAGAATTGGGTGGCGTATGTAAACCGAGGGCCGCATAAAAAACACCTTGGGGCTTACAAAACGCTTACTGATGCCGCGCTTGCTAGACATGCGGCCCTTGCTCAAATTTTTTCGTCGGCTCGATAAACAACAACGCCCGGCAGTGTGAGGCACTGGCCGGGCGTCTTTTCCAAAAGGAGATTTTCAAGTGGAGTTCTTAGATTTTATAGTAAACCTAGCCCCTGAGGGCGAAACCGCACTGATTGTGCGTCAAAAACCACAGCTCAAGGATCAAGAGCTGCAATTCCACGCCGATGGGGCCATCAAGTGCACCTGGCCGGCATATCTGCCCAGCAAGTGGAAGGACAACGGCTGGGCGTGGTACGGCAACACGGCGAGCTTTGTGATCGACCGCTTCGAGGAGGGCCGCGTCTCAGCGTCCGCCGCCAACTGCGACTACGTGCTGGTGATGGTGCTGGACGACGTGGGCTCGGACAAGGTGCCCAAGAAGTGCCCGCTGCCGCCCACCTGGAAGATGGAAACCAGCCCCGGCAACTATCAGTGGGGCTACGCCTTCGACGTCGACAACCAGCCCACCAAACGCGAGTTCGCCGCCGCCATTAAGGCCATCGCCGCTGCGGGCTACACCGACGCTGGCGCCATCAACGCCGTGCGCAACTTCCGCCTGCCTGGCTCGGTCAATCTGAAGCCCGGCAAGGACAATTTTGCCGCGCAGTTGGTCGAGTTCACCCCCGCCCGCGCCTACACCCTGGCCCAGCTCTGCGAGGCTATGAACGTCACTTATGACGTCGCCACCGCTGACGAGTTCCGCCCCATCCGCATCAGCGACGACGGCACCGACGACGTGCTGGCGTGGCTCTCTGGCCAGGGCCTGCTCGTCTCACGCCCCAACCTCGAGGGCTGGTGCGGCGTCATTTGCCCCAACAGTGCCGAGCACACCGACGGCAACCCCGAGGGCCGCTACCTGCCCACCAGCCGGGCGTTTGTCTGCTATCACTCGCACTGCGTTGACTTTGACAGCGCGGCGTTCCTCCAGTGGGTTGAGGCCAACGGCGGTCCAGCCCACCGCCCTGGCCTGCGTGATGAGCTGCTGGCCGCCAAGATGGCTGGCGTATTCGACAAGATCAAGCCCACCGAGGCGTTCCCTGACGAGGCGGCCAAGGCCATCGCCGAGGTCGAGCGCAAAGAGCTCGGACGCATCGAGAAGTCGCAATGGTACGAGCGCTTCGCCTACATTCAGGACGACGAGTCGTACTTTGACATGCAGGATCGCCGGGAGCTCAGCCGCTCCACGTTCAACGCGCTGTTCCGTCACATTAGCTGCAAGTCCATCCACAATGGCCGTCGCATCGAGGCGTCGGTCTGCTTTGACGAGAACCGCCAGGCCATGGGCGCCCGCGCCTTGGTCGGTATCACCTACGCCGCTGGCGAGGGCGTGCTGGTGGCCCGCGACGGCGACGTCTACGGCAACCGCTGGCGCGACGCCAGACCGCCGATCGGGGCCGGTGGCGACATCACCCCTTGGCTGCGTCACTGCGAGGCGCTGGTGCCCGATAAGAAGGAGCGCGAGCACCTCTTCAACGTGATGGCGTTCAAAGTTCAGCACCCCGAGGTCAAGATCAACCATGCGGTGCTCCATGGCGGCACGCAAGGCTGCGGCAAGGATACCCTCTGGGCGCCATTTATCTGGGCTGTGTGTGGTCCTCAGTTTAAAAACCGGGGCCTGCTCGACAACGACACCCTCGGATCGCAGTGGGGCTACCAGCTCGAGTCCGAGGTGCTGATTCTGAACGAGCTGAAAGAGCCCGAAGCGAAGGACCGCCGGGCGCTGGCCAACAAGCTCAAGCCCATCATCGCCGCCCCTCCCGAGATGCTGACAGTCAATCGTAAGGGTTTACACCCATATGACATGCTGAACCGCATGTTTGTGCTGGCGTTCTCGAATGATCCAGTTCCGATTTCATTAGACAGCCAGGACCGCCGCTGGTTCTGCGTCTGGTCCACCACCCCCAGGATGGACCCCGACGCCGCCGCCGCCATGTGGCGCTGGTACAAGGCCGGCGGGTATGAGGCCATCGGCCACTGGCTGCACCACCGCGACGTGTCAGCGTTCAATCCGTCGGCAGCGCCAGCCATGACCGAGTTCAAGATGAACCTCATCGAGCAGGGCATGAGCATGGCCGAGAGCTACCTAGTCGAGCTGATGCGCCTGCGCATGGGTGAGTTCTCCAAGGGCGTCGTGGGCTCACCGTTTCACGCGCTGTGCGATCGGGTGGCCTCCGGGGCCCCTGCTGGGGTCAAGGTGCCCCAGGCAGCGCTCTTGCACGCGCTCACCGAGGCCGGCTGGATCAACCTGGGCCGCGTTGCCTCCGCCGACTACCCCAGCAAGAAAAACCTCTGGGCGCACCCCTCCATGGCCAATCAGAGCAAATCGGACCTGCGTCGCATGGTCGAAGAGCCCACCACCCCGCTCATGGTCCGGGTTAAGTAAAAAAGGGGCCCCGATGAGGGGCCCCAACTAGGAGGAGACAACTGCTAAAGACCGAGCAAAACGGCCAAGAGCCCCGCCAGTATAGCGGCAATCAGCGCGGCGAGCATAGAGGCGCCTCGTCTGCGTCGGATGGGTAGCGCGGCCCCTTGGGCTCGCGGTAGGGTGGCAGGGGAAAGGGTGGAAATGGCCAGGTCATAGCTCGTCGTCCCCCTGCAAAATTTTGCACTCGAGGTCGTCGATCAACTCATGGGGCAGCATGGGCATGATGTCGACGTCGCGCACGTAGACGTTGACGAGGGTAACGCTCGCCGGATAATCGGGTTCCAGTTTCATGCCTGAAATGGGCTCACGTGACCCGATCTCCTCGGGTTCAAATTCAAAGTAACAGAGCAGCTGCACGCCCTTATGGTCTAGCCACGTGCTGTGCAGCCCCATGGGCAGGGGTGGCGCGGCCAGGAAGGGTACCGGCTGCATGGCCTTGGCCAACTCGTCAAAAAATAGGTTTTTAATGTGGCTCATGTCGTCACCCTCCGCGCTTCCTGACGTCCCTGGTCGAATAGGCGTCGGCCCTCCGCATGGTCGTCTAGGTGTTCACTTTCCAGCAGCAGGCGCAGGCGTTGGGCCTGGGCGATGGCGTCGTTAGGTGTGCTGGCGCGCTCGAATTTATACCCGGCGCGGATATAGTCGTTTTCTGGGTGTTTCATATTAAAACCTTTTTTTTCGTTTTGAATTTCATTTCTAATGCTTTGAATTGCAGGCAACACATCAGACGTTATGCAATCCAATTTCCACGCTTTTTCAATTGTTGCCAATGCTGTTTCCAATTTTTCAATATTCATCTTAAAAATTCCTTTTTCATAATTGCTTTTTGCACCACAGGGTCTGCCAATTTCCTAGCAACCCTTTCCCTTGATTCTGCCCTGAGTGCTTCATAGTGGCGCAGAGCACTGTGCAAACATAGCGCGAGGGTTTTACCTATCGCAATGGGTTCCAATGCTCGGGGTTTCCATGCCCTCCAGATGCCACCTCCCGGCAATTGGGAAAAGTGAACCATGTATTCGGGGCCAAAACAGGCAACCCACACATCAGACCTAGACCGATAGATTAGGTCTATTCCATGCAGCTTGATTGTTTCCCCTTGGCTCATGGTCTGCCGTCCCTTCCAACCCAACCCATGCCAACATAGTCGCTTGGGTCTTCCCATTCATCCGGGGCGGGTTCTGGTTTAGGCAGGGAACTTAGCAATGCATCTAGTGCATTCACCTCCTCCATAAACTTGGTTAGTTCTTCCGGGGTCATGTTGTCTTTGTATTTCATGGCTCAATTTCCTCCGTCACTTCGGGGATGGTGGGGTCGATTTGGGGTGGGGTTCGATTCAATTCCGGGGCTATATCCAATGGCGCCAGATGCAATCGCGCATGGTTTAGCGCGATATAGGCCGTCACATAGTCCGACGTCAGCATACAGGCCGGGTTGAATTTCGGATAGTCGCGTTTGCTGCTATCGTGCTTGGGGTTACCCTTGGGCCTGGCCAGTTTGGGCCCTTTGCGACCCTTGGATTTGTCGATGATGGCCAGCAGGGCGCGCGTCGGTTCGGCATTCTCCGGCAGCAGGGTAAACGTGGCCGTTTTGTGTGTCAGTGTGATCATGGTTACATTCTCCAAAGGTAAATAAACATCGGCAGTCCGAACAGCAGCGCGCACAGCAGCACGCCTAGAAAATCGACGGCCGCGCGCCGGCGCCGATCGACCCGTTCGGCCATGTAGGGGTGTTGACGATGCTGGCTCATGATGTGAGCCCCGATACCCTAAAGCATTTGCCGTCGCGCATGCGCTCGACGTCAATCGTGTAGCGGCCATGCCTGGCCAGCACGCGACAGCGCTCCGGCCGGCCAAATATTTCGACAATGATGATTTCACGCTTCATTTGTTTTCCCCTAGTATCGGGCGGGATTGCCCGCGTGTGGCCACAGCATGGCCACACACTGACAATCAGGCCGCGGCCAGTTTAATAACCCGGCGCTGGTGGCCGCTCGCATGGTCCGCAATGACAATATCGCGCGCGTTTATGCTGGTGCCACTGCATAGGGTGCATTTCGCGCATGTGGCGCGCTGGCCGGCTTCGCGACTGGCCGGACATGTGGTCTCATTGGCTTGTCGGTCGACGCCAATGGATACCCTGAACACCCGCATGCCGAATAGGTTAGCTTTAGCAGCTTCGTCGATATTGTCGGCACTGGCCATGACCAGTGGGGCCCAGGCCGCGTGGTCAAAATCGGCGCGCTGCCATTGGTGCGTGTACCCGCGATGGCCGGCCGCGAATCGGGTAATTTGGGTCCACATGCGCACCGGCGCCGCGAATGGATCGCCATATGTGCCCAGGCGAACGATTTTTCCGGCCAGGGCGCGTGCGATGGTGGCCGCGTCGGCGCGCTCATAACGGCCGCGTCGGTATGCTTCATAAACCGATCGGACCGATCGGCCGACGTTGACATAGCACGGCGCGTCGGTGCTGGCGCCGGTTTTGATCAAATACGGCCGATGCGGACACTGGCCACAAATGGACACATCGGCGCCAGTGTTCAGCGCGTCAACCGGCGCGACGTCGGATCGGATGATAAACGTCTGGACAATGGCGCCGGTTTTCTCATTGTCGGACGCGTCGTCGATTTTGTTGACAATGACGACAATGGGCGCGCCGTCGATCAGGGACGGGCCCTCATATGCGATATAGCCCAGGGGTTTTGCGGTTTTGCTCATTTGTTGGACCTTAGTTGATTTATTGATATTGGCCGGCGCGCTGGCCGGCCGGATTGATTACTTGGTGATTAGGTCGTCGAGGCGGTCGTACCCTGCGACGCGCTGGGCGCGGTCGTCAGACGCGATCAGCTTCGCGCAGTTGCGCATTTCGGCGATGATGTAGACCAGGCCGCGCACGTTGGCGGCGTCGGTGGACTCGCGCGGCGCGAGCGCAGTCGTGACGGCTTGCAGCTTGGCGAGGGTGGCTTCAATGCTGGCGAGTTCTGAGTGAGTGAATTTCATGTCGTTTCATCCTAGTTTGTTGCTGAGCTCTATCGACTCAGTGCACTCAGTGTAAGACAATCCCTTGCACATGTCAACAATTATTTTCTAGGGACAAACCCTAGGTTTTGGGTCATTGTGTGGGTCGTCATGGGTCGTCGCGTTTGGGTGCGTTTGACCCATGACGCGCTCGAGTGAAAATGAGGGTTTTGGGTCATTTGGGTCATTGATTGTTTACTAATTGATTGAATGAAAATAGTAATACTATAGTGCTATTAGGGTTTACGAGCACGTCGACGGCCAGCGACTGAAAACCGATGGCCCAAATGACCCAAATGACCCATAAACCCCGAACCGGTTCGGCGCGCGCCAGTGGCCATGGGTCATTTGGGTCACTTGAAAACCGATGACCCAAATGACCCATAAACCGAACCGGTTCGGCCGGCCGGCCTGGCGCCGATGGGTCAAATGGGTCAACGTGAAACCGATGACCCAAATGACCCATCGGCCATGGCCATGTGGCTGCGTGCTGGGTGCATTGGGTCGACCCAAATGACCCATGGCTTGGTGTCAGTTTTCGCGTAAGGGAATTCGGGTTTCAGATTTCGGCCCCCGGGTAGGGCCCTGAGGCCGGCCGGTCCGGCGGCGGAGGGGCTGCAAACAATTTATTTTTATTTTTAATTTTTTCAGTTACCATCCGAATCACGCCATCGCGCGGCAAGGAGGAATCTTGTTCAAGTCAATACCGCTCACGTTGCGTGAAGTCAAAGCGACCGAAGCGACACTCACGCGCATTTACGACGCAGCCAAGATCGGACTGCGTGGTGACAATCTGGCGCTGGCCGCCGGCATGCGGCCTGAGGAGTACCGGCGACTGACGCAGCTGGACGAGATCGCCGCGTTGGCCGAACTCAAGGGCCGCGCCGACGGCGAGTTCGAGATCAGCACCGAATTGCACAAGGCCGCCATGTCTGGCGACGCCAAGGCAGCACTCGCCATCCTGCAAAACGTCCACGGCTGGGTGGCCAAGCAGGCCATCACGGTCGATGTCAACCAGTCGATCAGCATCACGGCGGCGCTTGCCGAAGCGCAGAAACGCGTCCTGGACGTCATCGACGTTGAAGCCAAGACAAACCAACTGGAGAATGACCTTGACAATCCTGTACTTGAGCATCGTGTTGCTTCTAGCGCTGTGGGCGATTGACACGCTGTATAGGTAACCAGATGCAGACTACCCGATATAGCGCGCAAGACGAACAAGAACTGATGGCGCGCCTGTGGGCGCCGGCGATCAAGGACAATCCGCTGGCGTTCGTGATGTTCGCGTTTCCGTGGGGGCAGGCAGGCACGCCACTCGAGCACTTCAGCGGACCGCGCAAGTGGCAGCGCGAGGTGCTGCAACAGATCGCTGACCACATCAAACAGAATGGCGGCAAGATTGACTTTGAGACGCTGCGCATGTCGGTGAGCTCGGGGCGCGGGATCGGTAAGTCGGCGTTGGTCAGTTGGATCACAATCTGGATGTTGTCGACGCGGATCGGCTCGACAACCATCATCTCGGCCAACAGCGAAAACCAGCTCAGAAGTATCACTTGGGCGGAAATTACAAAGTGGTTGGCGATGTCGATCAACAGCCATTGGTTTGAGGTGTCAGCTACCAGGCTGATGCCGGCGAAGTGGCTGACCGAGCTGGTCGAGCGCGACCTCAGAAAAGGCACGCGCTACTGGTCGGTCGAAGGACGGCTCTGGTCGGCGGAGAACCCCGACGCCTACGCTGGCGTGCACAACTTCGACGGGGTGATGGTGATCTTTGACGAGGCCAGTGGTATTGACGACGCCATCTGGGCGGTGACTAGCGGCTTTTTCACCGAGAACACGCCGAACCGCTTTTGGATGGCGTTCAGCAACCCGCGACGCAACACGGGGTACTTCTACGAGACGCACCACAGCAAGCGCGACTTCTGGCAGACGAAGATCGTAGACGCGCGCACGGTCGAAGGCACCGACAAGCAGGTCTACAACCAGATCATCGCGGAATACGGGCCCGACTCGAGCCAGGCGCACGTCGAGGTGTACGGTCAGTTCCCCAACGCCAACGATGACCAGTTCATCTCAGCAAGCCTGGTCGACGACGCGATGGCAAGACCGAAGTACAAGGACAACTCAGCGCCCATCGTGATCGGCGTGGACCCGGCGCGCTTCGGGGCGGACGCAACCGTCATCGCGGTCAGGCAAGGGCGCGACATCGTGAAGCTGATCAAGCACCGAGGCGACGACACTATGACCGTGGTCGGCCACGTGATCGACGCGATCGAGGAGTACAAGCCAGCGCTGGTGGTGATCGACGAGGGTGGGCTGGGGGCTGGTATTGTTGATCGGCTGAAAGAGCAGCGGTACAAGGTGCGGGGCGTGAACTTTGGCAACAAGGCCAAGAATCCGATCATGTACGGCAACAAACGGGCGGAAATGTGGGGTGAAATGCGGGAATGGTTGAAGTCGGCCAGCATACCGCTTGACAGATTCTTGAAAACTGATCTAATTTCGCCTATGATGAAGCCCGATTCGCGTGGCACGATCTTTTTGGAGAGCAAAAAGGACATGAAAGCTCGCGGTTTAGCCTCGCCGGACGCAGCAGACGCCATCGCAGTGACGTTTGCCTTCCCCGTGGCACACCGTGAGTACCGCGAACCGACCCGCGTGGCCCGCTCGTATGGGCCAAGCGCCGTAGCAACTGGCTGGATGGGAGCGTAAATGGCTAAAAAAGGCGTATCGCTAAGCGTTGGACGCGGTGAGAAGCTGCCCGTCAGCAAGGGCGCGGGGCTGACCGCCAAGGGGCGCGAAAAATACAATCGCGAGACTGGCTCGAACCTCAAGGCGCCCGCCCCCAACCCCAAGACCAAGACCGACGCAGGGCGTAAAGCCAGCTTCTGCGCCCGGATGGAGGGCGTGGTCAAGCATGCCAAGGGCGACGCAGAGCGCGCCAAAGCGTCCCTCAAACGTTGGAAGTGCTGATCATGGCCACAAAACCTGGACTTTACGCTAACATCCACGCTAAGCAAGAGCGCATCAAAGCCGGCAGCGGCGAGAAGATGCGCAAGCCTGGCACCAAGGGCGCACCGACGGCCAAAGCGTTCAAAGAATCGGCCAAGACGGCCAAGAAAGGCAAGTGACCATGCCACTCGTAAAAAGCACCAGCAAAGAGGCGTTCCGCAAGAACGTGAAGGCCGAAGTCAACGCCGGCAAGCCCGTCAAGCAGGCGGTTGCAATTGCGTATGCCACCAAACGTGCGGCAGCGCAAAAAACACCGGCAAAAAAGAAGTAATATGGCAACAGACTACACCGGCATCAACGCCGCAGCCGCAGTTGCTGTCGGTGGCTCCGCCAGAGACAAGAGCGACGCAGACATCCTGGCACTCGCGCGCTCGCGCATGACCATGGCTATCTCGGCCACGTCCGAGAGCCGCGAGGATGAGCTGGATGACCTGCGTTTTATGGCAGGCTCGCCCGACAACCAGTGGCAGTGGCCCGCCGACGTGCTGGCCACCCGTGGTGCGGTGCAGGGTCAGACGATCAACGCCCGCCCCTGCCTGACGATCAACAAGCTGCCGCAGCACGTTCGCCAGGTGACGAACGACCAGCGCCAAAACCGCCCCTCGGCCAAGGTGATCCCCGCCGACGACAACGCGGACGTTCAGGTGGCAGAGGTGTTCGACGGCATGATCCGTCACATCGAGTACATCAGCGACGCTGACGTGGCCTACGACACCGCTTGCGAGAACCAGGTGACGTACGGCGAGGGCTACATCCGCATCCTGACCGAGTACTGCGACGACAACACGTTCAACCAAGACCTGAAGATCGGACGCATCCGTAACAGCTTCAGTGTCTACATGGACCCGCTGATCCAAGACCCGTGCGGGGCCGACGCCCAGTGGTGCTTCGTGACGGAAGACATCACGCACCGCGAGTACGAGGAGCGCTTCCCCAACGCCACGCCCATCTCGACGATGGAAACGCTGGGCGTGGGCGACCAAGGCATCAGCCAATGGATCAACGAAAACACGGTCCGCATTGCCGACTACTATTACTACGAAAATACTAAACGCACCCTGCACCTGTACCCGGGCAACATGACCGCGTTTGCTGGCACGCAGGAGGACAAAGACCTGAAAGCCCTGTACGGCAAGCCGCTCAGGAAGCGCGAGGTCGATGTCAAGCAGGTCAAGTGGTGCAAGATCAACGGCTACGACATCCTCGAAAGCACCGACTGGGCGGGCAAGTTCATTCCCGTTGTGCGTGTGATCGGCAACGAGTTCGAGGTCGATGGCCGCATCTTTATCAGCGGTTTGGTACGAAATGCCAAAGACGCGCAGCGCATGTACAACTATTGGGTTAGCCAAGAGGCAGAAATGCTGGCTTTGGCGCCCAAAGCGCCTTTTATTGGCTACGGCGGCCAGTTTGAGGGCTATGAAAACCAGTGGAAAACCGCCAATACGACCAACTGGCCGTATTTGGAGGTCAATCCAGACGTTACAGACGGCGCTGGTAACGTTTTGCCGCTGCCCCAGCGTGCACCCCCGCCCCTGCCTCAAACGGGGCTCATACAGGCCAAAATGGGCGCTGCTGACGACATTAAAGCCTCAACAGGGCAGTACGACTCGAGCCTCGGTGCCACAAGCAACGAGCGCTCGGGCCGTGCGATCATGGCACGTGAGCGTCAGGCCGACACTGGCACGTATCACTTTGTGGACAACCTGGCCCGCGCGATCCGTCACATTGGGCGCCAGCTGGTCGACCTGATTCCCAAGATTTACGACACTCAGCGCATTGCCCGCATCATTGGCGTGGACGGCGAGGCCAACATGGCTAAGATCGATCCGACCCAGCCGATGCCCGTGCGTGAGATTCGCGACGAGCGCGGCATCATCATCGAGAAGGTCTACAACCCCGGCGTGGGCAAGTACGACGTGATTGTGACGACCGGCCCGAGTTATTTGACCAAGCGCCAAGAGGCCATGGACGCGATGAGCCAGATTCTGCAAGGCAACCCGGCCTTGTGGAGCGCTGCTGGCGATCTGTTCGTCAAGAACATGGACTGGCCGGGCGCGGACGAGCTGGCAGCCCGTCTGAAGAAGATGATCGACCCCAAGCTGCTGGAAGATCAAGACGATCCGGCACTGCAAGCGGCTAACCAGCAGATTCAGGCCATGGCCGCCGAGATGGAGCAGATGTACAACATGCTTCAGAACGTCCAAAGCTCGATGGAGTCGCGCGATCTGATGATCAAGAGCTTCGAGGCCCAGGTCAAGGCGTACGACGCCGAAACCAAGCGTATCAGCGCGGTGCAGGCCAGCATGAGCCCAGAGCAAATTCAAGACATCGTGATGGGCACGATCCACGCGGCCATCGACACGGGCGACTTGGTGCCAGGCGAAGGGGCGCTGCGCGCACCCATGATGCCCGAGCCCATGGAAGCGCCCGGCGCACCAGAACAACCTGAAGGAATGATGCAATGAGCACCGCAGCCGATTTCATAGGCATACTGTTTCTAGCTCGCGATGTGGCCCACTCGGTTCACCTGAACACGCGCAGCTTTAGCAAGCACACGGCACTCAACATTTTTTACGACCGCATCATCGATGTGGCCGATGACTTTGCTGAAACTTACCAAGGCACGCATGGACTGATTGGCCCGATTACGTTACAGTCTGCCAAGAAAACAGCAAACATTGTTGAGTTTTTGGAAGACTCTCTTGCGCAAGTTCAGGCAATGCGTTACGAAGTGTGCGACAAAGACGATACATCGTTGCAACAGCTGATTGACAACATTGTTGAAGTCTATCGGCGCACGCTTTACAAGCTCAAATTCTTGGCATAAGGTGAATCGCCATGGCAAGCTATAACAAATTTCAACCCGCTATTGAAAACCTGTTTGAGAACATCAACGCAGGTTCTGATTCGTGGGTTATCAAGTTGGCGACAGCTGTCAGCCAGGCCGCCGGCACGATTACCGAAGTGGCCAACGGCAACGGTTACACGACTGGCGGTAACGCAGCGGCTACGGTGAGCGCCACGCAAAGCGGCGGCACCTACAAGCTGGTTTTGAGTAGCCCGACGGCCTGGACGGCCAGCGGAGCAGGGTTTTCGTTTCAATACGCCGTGTTGACCGACTCGACGACGGGCACCAACGTGGCTTATTGGGACTATGGCAGCTCGCAGACTGTGGCTGCGGGTGAAACTGTAACTGTGACGCTGGATGGCACCAATGGGGTCTTCCAAGCGACTTAACTATGGGATTAGTGGCCTATCTTCTGTGCGAGGATGGCTCCTATCTTGTTCAGGAAGATGGAGGGAAGCTAGACCTTGAACCGTTACAGTACATTGTTGACGCAGCGTATGGCTCGTACACGGTTACGGGTCAAGCTGCGGCTATCGCCAAAAACCGGGCTCTTAGCGCCGGATATGGTTCGTACGCGGTCACAGGTCAAAGCGCCAGCATCTACCGAAGCAAGCTCGTCAGCGCTTCAGCTGGCAGCTACGCCGTCACTGGCCAAGACGCAAGCATTTACCGAAACAAAGCGGTATCAGCTGCGGCTGGCAGTTACTCGGTTACGGGCCAGGACGCCACAATTCTACGGTCCAAGGCTGTCAGCGCTAGTGCAGGCAGCTACACAGTTACGGGCCAGTCTGCAAGCATCTACCGATCAAAACTGGTTACTGCCGCTGCGGGCAGCTACACAATCACTGGCCAAGACGCTGCGATCCGGCGAGGGCATTCCATTACCGCCTCAGCCGGCACCTACACCGTCACAGGGCAGTCTGCCGACCTGCTGCGATCCAAGCTCGTCACCGCGTCAGCTGGAAGCTATGCGGTTACTGGACAAGCAGCCAGCATCAAAAGAACGCGGATCGTCGCGGCTGATGCTGGATCGTATGCAGTCAGCGGCCAAAATGCGACAATCTCATACGTTCGCAACATCACGTGTGAATTTGGGGTGTATGGCCTCACAGGCGAGCCTGCAACCATCGCTCTTGATCGAGTCGTCTCAGCGGCATACGGCGTCTATTCAGTCGCCGGCCAAGAGGCGGCAATCGTTATTGGCGGGCAGCCCATACCTATTGTGGACAACCCCTTTCTTAAGTTAAGATCGTTCACTGAACGAAGGAGATTCTGATGGCAATCAACCTCAAAGCAATTACCTCGGTGCTGGGTTACCAGCAGATCACCAGTCTGAGTTCGGCCACCAAGCTGACCGTGCCTCAGAAGGATTTGTCTGGTCTGGCCGGCTCACCCCGTATTGCGATCATTACGCCCGAGGCCCAGGCTGTGCGCTGGCGCGATGATGGCGTGGCCCCCACTGCCAGCGTTGGTATGCCCCTGGCTGCTGGCGTGACGCTGCAATACGACGGCGACATCAACCAGATTCAGTTCATCGAACAAACTGGCGGCGCTAAACTGAACATCACCTACTATTCTTGAGGTTGACATGGACATCTCTAACGAAAACCCCTCTGTCGATCCGATCCAGTACATCACCAAGCAGTTGCCCAAAGATTTGGTGCAGATGCTGCAACTGCGTGACGAGCTGGCCAAGCGCCAAGGCGCCCTGACAGCAGTTGAAGACGCTGTGGCAGACCGCGCCAAGGCTAAGGCTGCACTCGAGGCCGCCCAGGCTGAAGCACTGGCTGTGCGGGCCGACGCCAAGCAAACGGCTGATGAGATCAAAGCGGCTGCGCAAGCCGATGCTGATGATGCCAAGCGCATGGTGGCCGACGCCACGGCAGCCAACAAAGCGTTGGCCGCACGCGAGAAGGCTGTCGGCGACCGCGAATCAACCGTGGCTACCCGCGAAGCCGCACAAGCCAAGGCGCAAGCCGATATTGAACAAAAACGCGCTGATTTGGCTGCTCAAGTTGCAGCTCACGAAGCCCGAGTCAAAGCATTCCAAGACAAAGTTGCCGCTCTGAGCGCTTGATCTTGATGGAGTAACACATGGCCGTCAATCTCTCTCCCGTGGGCGGCGTTGCGGCCCAGTTCTTTACCAGCACGGGTGCCGTGCTGACTGGCGGCAAGTTGTACACCTATGCTGCTGGCACTACGACTCCTGCTGCCACGTATACCAGTTCCAACGGTTTGACCGCATGGACCAACCCTGTGGTGCTGGACGCCGCAGGGCGCGTTCCTGGCAGCGGTGAGATTTGGTTGACCGACGGCGTTGTTTACAAATTTGTATTAAAAGACAGCAACGATGTGCTGATTGCCACGTATGACAATGTTACGGGTATCAATTCAAATTCGGTGTCATACACCAATCAGCAAGAAATTGTGACGGCCACGGCGGGTCAAACCGTATTTGATCTGTCCATTAGCTATCAACCTGGCACCAACAGCTTGTCGGTGTTTGTTGATGGGGTAAATCAATATGGCCCCGGCGCGTCATATTCTTATGTTGAAACCGACAGCAACACGGTGACGTTCAACAGTGGTTTGCATGTCGGCGCTGAGGTCAAATTTACGACTACGCAACAGCAAGGCGCTGGTGCTGTGGACGCATCGCAAGTATCTTACGATCCACCGTTCACTAACAGTGTTGCCACAAATGTTGAAAGTAGATTGGCTAATTTTGTTTTGGTTACTGATTTTGGCGCAACTTGTGATGGAACAACTGATGATAGCGCCGCCGTACAAGCTGCGGTTAATTATTGTTTAAGTTTTAACGGCGCTAAAACTTTAATTGTTCCGGGAAAATGTAGGCTGGCATCGTCAATCATAATTAACAGACTTGTTGATACAACAAGCACAAGATTTCGGATTATTGGTGAAGGTTCTGACGCTGGTTTTTACACAACAACCAATGTTGTTATGTTTGACACAACATTGCCAGTTACAACCGACCCCCAAAGTGAAAACATTTCCTTTGAGGGAGTTACTTTTTCCACTGACAATAACACCCGAAACACTTTTGTTTTAGCTGCGGGTAAGTTTTTACGCATGCAATTTATTAACTGCGATTTTCAGTTAATTCGTTGTATGTATTCGACTGTTCTTTATGCTCAGACTTACCATTTCTATCAATGCCGTGCTCGTTATTGGCTAGACTACTTTTTTTCTAGTTCTGGTGCTTACGATTTTCATGCTGAAATTGACATGAAAGGTGGCGGCACTGGGTTTAGATTGCTTTCTGCAACTCGACCAGTTTTGCGCGCTGATTTAACTGACTGCACATTTGAAGGTTGCTCAGGTTCTTTTATTACGGCTGGCGATGCTAATGGTTTGACCATCGCCAACAACTATATCGAATACAACGGCAGCGTTGCGTTAAATTTTGATAATGGTTATTCAAATTCAACAATTACAGTTAGCGGCAATACTTTTGTTCAAACTGCCCCACAAATTGCAGACCCAAACTATTACGATATTCAATGGGGGCAGACTACTCGTGCGGTTTCTTTTGGAAACTATTGCAACGGAAAACTTCACAATACGTCAAAAATCACTGGTGCTGATAGACTGTTAACAATATCTGGTGACTATGCTGCTGTTGAGTTGTACAAAGGTTTTGGCAACAGCTTATATGACCCCGCTAGAAATGCGGTTGGTAACGTTGCGCTAACTGTTAACAATCGTCAAGTATTGTCTATTGGTAATAATTGGACAGGTATTGATGCTGATTTTGGCGGCACAAACCTTGGACCAGGCGTTGTACAAAACGGTGCTTATGTTCCTGTTCGTTTAATTAGCGGCAATCAAAATCCAGGTACAAATAATGCGTATTACGGAAATCCGTATTGGACTGTTGGGTCTGTGGTAACAAATTCAGCGCCCGCTGTTGGATCGCCTAAAGGCTGGGTTTGCACCGTCAGCGGGCAACCTGGTACTTGGGTTTCACAAGGCAATCTGTAATGGCCGATACCAAAATCTCAGCACTGACCGCAGCGACCACGCCGCTGGCGGGCACTGAGGTATTGCCAATTGTTCAAAGCGGCGTAACCAAACAAGTCAGCGTTGCTAATCTGACAGCAGGCCAAGCAGTCAGTGCCGCATCATTGACGTTGACCACAACCCCATTGGCTGCGACCAGTGGTGGCACAGGCCAGTCGTCTTATGCTGTCGGTGACTTGCTATACGCCAGCACCACCACGGCGCTGTCGAAATTGGCCGATGTAGCCACAGGTAACGCGTTAATTTCTGGTGGTGTGGGGGTGGTCCCCTCTTGGGGCAAAGTTGGCCTCACCACCCATGTTTCCGGTGTGTTACCCACTGCCAACGGCGGCACTAATCTTTCGTCATTTACGTCGCAAGGCGTAATGTATGCCAGTTCAACTTCTGCTTTAACCACAGGAACGGGGCTGACGTATGACGGTTCTTTGGGGATTGGATATGGTATCAACCCAAGCGTCATCGGCTCGGCGTTAGTAATTGGTAACTATTCAGCAACCTCTGCAACTGCACAATCCATTTACATTGCCACCAACAAAGCCATTCTGACAATGACTGCCGATGGCGCAACAAACGCCAACGGTGCAACAATTTCAGTCGGTTGGGCAAATGGTGGACAAGGGCCGTTAAATCTTGCAATTGGCGCAACTACAACACTGCAACTAGCATCTAGTGGCGATGTTGGCTTTAAAACAGGCAATCTAGTCCAAGGCACAGCCGCCAAAGGCATCAACTTCACCGCCAACACCCCCGCATCGGGAATGACCAGCCAGTTGCTGAACTGGTATGAAGAAGGCACTTGGACACCAACTCAAGGCGCAGGACTTACTGTTGTCGGTACTTTTTCTTCATCAGGAAGGTATACACGGGTGGGCAGGTTAGTGACAATTCACGGCTCATTAAACGGATCTACTAGTATCGCAGCGGCAAACGGTGCTGTAATAACTTCAGGTTATCCGTTTACGTTAGGCGCAGCCGCTGCTGGATCAGCATCGACAAGTAATCTTGCAGGATGTGCAACATATCTAGGTTCTGGGGCTTCAAGTTCTATGTATTCAACCGCTGCTCTTGCCGCTGCTGGTGCAATTGTTGTGACTGCAACATATTACGTTTAAGGAAAAAAAATGTCTTTGACCAAAGCCTCTTATTCGATGATTACGGGCGCTCCGATTAACGCCTTGGATTATGGCGTTGTCGCTAATGGATCAGATACGGGTGCAGCAATGCAAGCAGCTTTTACGGCTGCTAGTGGTAAATCAATTGTTATTCCACCAGGCTCATACAACATCAACGCAACCGCTTTAACTGTTCCAGCAGGAACAACTGTGTTTGCGTATGGCGCTACATTGACATGGAGTTCTGATGTGGTTGGTGTTACGTTTTCACCTAGTGCCACGTTACAAAGTCGATGGTTTGGTGGAAAACTTGTTGGTCCAGGCATGACACCTCAAACCAACGCAAGCAAAGCTATGTTTTGCGAAGGAAGTGTGGGGACGTATTCTCTTGGCCCCGAAATTCAAGACGTTGAAATTACTTTGTGGAAATATTACGGAATTAATTTTTCGTTTACCACTGGCGCTCGTGTTTTGAACTGCAACATTCACGCAATCAATTACGCCGGAGTTGCTGGATTGTCTTGCACCAACATGAAAGTTGATGGCAACTATATTGGTCAAATTAACGCCGGTGTTGGTCAAGACGCATATGGATGTTTTATTGATCGATCAGAGGGAACTTTAGTCCAATTCCCATTAAGTACAAATTGCACAATTTCTAATAACATTATTGAAGATGTACCGAACTGGCATGGACTTGATACGCATGGTGGTCAGTATTTTGTAATTGATGGAAACGTGATTCGTAACTGTATTCGCGGAATTAACATCACTTCTAGTGACAACGGTTCAAACGTACCAACTTATGCGCCAAAAAATTGCGTAGTTTCAAACAATACTATCTCTTGTTATTACCTCGCTAATGCAATTAATTTAAATGGCGCATACAATGGTTCATCAACTGTTGACTATGCTCGTGGTTGCATTATTGAAGGAAATACGATTTATGGCGGCGGTGCGCTTGGCGATCTTGGATATGAAGGGGCGATTAGAGTTCGCAGTACTATAGCTTGTAAAATTTCCAACAACATTCTTGAGCGACCAGCCGCAGCAGGCATTTCAGTTTATTTTGACAATCTTGGTATTGACGTAAGTAACAATACCATATCAAATGTTGGTGATTCTACAAACACAAACATTGCGTGTATTTCTGTAGATGGTAATAACAATACTGGATTTATTAACGGCAATACGTTTAACTACGATACAGGATGGTCTACATAC